TTTCTATACAAGCATCGCTTGGAGGTACTGTAGCCAATTCAAAAAGGCCAGTTACTTCTTCCACAGCAGTGGTAGCAGACATGTCTACGTTATTTACTAAAACTTTTAAATTTACGCCTTTGATGGGGGCATACCCTAATTTGAAACGACGAGTACGGCCATCTCCGGTAAATGTCTCTTCGAAGAATTGACCAATATCGCCCAGTTCTGCTCTGAGCCTATTGGCCAGAATTTGAATACTCGCCACTAATCCTAATCCTCTTCCAACGGCTGCGCTATTGACCTAATCATCTACTATTAGGTTCTAATAGTCAGGCTAAACAAATAGGGCCCACCCCTACAAGAGGGCAGATGTAGGGGCGGGCGATCTAGGGGTTTTGCGGTTTAGATGCGGTCGTACAGATATCCCTTTTCTTGCAAGTGTACCGCTACATGCTTTGCAACTTTATACTTCTGTCCGGCCTTGAAGGAATAATGCTTTCCTACACCAATTGTTACAAAATCTAAATCTTCAGCAACTCTAATGATCTGAGTGTCATCAGCTAGGTCTACGCCTACGCTTTCAACCTCATCAATTACAGTTGGATTTCCCTCGACTGTAAGATCTAGCACCTCGTTTTCTAAACGAGCTGCTTCTACCTGTGTCGCAATGCTCATTTCTTCTGAGCGGCGAAGAAGCTCTTCGGCATTTGCCTTAATCATTTCTTCGCGTTGGCGACCTGTTACATCTGTTACTTTTGCTTTTGCCACGATTACTGTTCTCCTTGAAATTGTTTGTGTTGGGGGCTGGATTTCAAAGCCCAGCCCCTCAACGAAGTTAAATTAGTTGGTTTCTGCAATCAATACAGACTGGTCAGTGATTAGACCAAGTCCATAAATAGCATACCAAGCCAATGCATGCTCACGACCGAAGTCTAGAATTCCACCATCGCGGAGTTCTACTGGAAGTGAGATAGCGTGACCGAATGCGTTATCACCAATGAAGATAGCTGAATAACGATCCTTGTTACCATTACCAGTCTTTGTTACTGGGCTTGTGTAACCTCCACCAGTTGGGTAAACGATTGAGCCAGGAGCAACTGCAGTGTCAGTTGTATATCCTGAACCAGCACCGTTTGTTACCTTCTGAACCTGTGTGGTTTCGATGAATACGCAGTCATATAGACGTCCGATTTCACCGAGCATGAAGTTTCCTGGAGCAGCGTACTTAGTCACTTCAATGAACTCTGCGTTATCGCGGAGACGACGTGACTGGTGTGGGTGTACGAATGCTACGTAGGTTTCACCTAACCTTGGGATGTTCTTGGTAGATAGGGTCTCAACAGCGTCCTTAACGGTTGCAGTTGTGAGGAAGTGGTTACCTGTCAAGGTAGCACGTGAAGTAGCAGGTGATCCTGCATCGTACCAGCTGTTGACGCCTGAGATTCCAGTGCGATCGTAACCATAAATAACGGAAGATGCGGCCATGAGTGTGTCACGAGCCTGTCCATCAAGATATAGGGCCATGTTGCGGCCGAGTAGACGTGAAGCAGATGCCATCACATCGTCAAATGATGCGTTCAAAAGTAGTTCTGAAACTGCAATTGCATAGCCATGCTCTGCAACTGTGATAGAGAACTGCTGTGCTGTCAATGCGTTTGTTGACATACGAACACCTTCAACTAGCGCTGATGCGAAGCCGAGGTTGTTGTAACGCATGAAGTTAATCTGCAAACCAGGTGCAACACCGAGTTCTGTCTTCTTAACAGCGAACTGTTCGAAGCGAAGAATAGGCATTGACTGGAAGAGGATTTCCTTAGACCAGATGGTCTGAATTGCTTGTGTAAGCTGGCTATTAGCGCCAGAATACGCTGTAGGTGCTGCGGCTAAATTGCCGGTACCTGTTACGGCTGATGCCATGTCGGTATTACTCCTTAGTCATTAATGAATTGGTTGTTTTAATTACCCGAAGATTCCCTTGCCATTCTGTCCAACATTCGGGAGTAGACGAGAACGGTATTTAGCATAGTCAGCAACCGACATAGCGGCAATTTGTTCCGCTGTAAACTGTTGTTGATCCGAGTTATTTTCCAAGGTAGGGGGCAGAGTTGCTCTGGTCCCCGTCATTTCTCTACGCAAACTTTGGGTAGCGGCTTGCGCTGAATCAAGGATACGAGCAGATCTTTCCTTGAGACCTGAAATGCTAGCTTCAATTTCTTCTTGATTATTACCACTAATTAAATCAAGCAATTCAGGAAGAATATTTTCTTGCTCCTGTGAAAGGCGTAGGTTACGGTATTCAGTAATTTCTGAATACTGGCGTTCACGCTCTAATAGGAGAAAAGCTTTTTCACGTTCAACACGTTCAGCTTCTAATTTTTCCGACCATTCTTTTTCTTTCTGCTCAAGAAGGGTCCGGACATCCATCTCAGCTTCTGCCTTTTTGCGGGCTTCCGCTTCTTGCTCAGCACGTAGGCGTTCCGCCTCAGCGAGTCGTTCTTCGCGGTCTTTCTTAAGAAGGTTGATTTCCTCTTTAAGGGAATCTATCTGTGGGTATAGTTTCGATTTCTCTTGCTCACGAAACTTCTTCACATCTTCTTCGGTATAACTTTTTCCTGACTGCGATTGGATGGGTGTAACTAGTGTTTCTGTTGTCTTAGGCACGTCAGCTAGGAATGCTTCCTGAGCTACCGGCGAATCAACAACTTCTGCGGTTTCTGACATATTTATTCCTTAGGTTTAAGAGGTCGTTGTCCGAATTAGTATCACGATGACCTGCGGATTAATTTAGTGAGTAAAGGCTTTCAAAAATTGGGACTTTTGTCTGCCTAAACTGGTTTATCCCTCTGGATACTTCATATCGTCTTCTGCACCCTTACGGCTAGGTAATTTAGTGCCGTAGGCTTTAGTGACGAGTTCATTAGCCATCTGATCGAGGGTTTCAGCCTCAAACGGAGTGATGACTCCAGGCTGGCCAGAAGGACCAGGACCTGTGCCGTCTCCAGGAGCAGCCCCAGGCGGCATTTCTCCGCCACCTTCTGGGATGATTCCTGTGAGAGAGGCAATAGCTGAGTTGATCTGAGACTTGAGCAAGTTAAGGGCTCCGTCTGATTTAGCGTCTTCAATAAGCTCGGTACGAATTTCCTCAAGCTTTTCATCTGGGAATTCTTCACCCAGGATTCGAAGAGCACCCTTGCGGCTTTCAAGATTAAGCTGCATCTTGCTCTGAATTTCGTTGAGGGCAACAAGCTTGTCCAACGGCAATGGTTGTGGGAAATGAACCAAAGATTGGAAAGTCTGTGGGTCGTTTGGATCCAACTGAAGGTATTGATCTCCACGGATTGGACCATTAAAGTCTG